TCGCATATGTACATATCGTGACAGGTGTGACATATTTGCAACACTGCCACACGGGTCTGTTGCAGAAATGTCACAGGGGGTCGCGGTGTGGCAGGAATGCCATAGTGTTGCACGTGAAACACAATAACCCCAGAACCAATAGGGCTATGGAAATTGTGGTTATTGGCACGGAAAGCACACTAAATCGGACGCAACCATAGCGCGAGTTAACCAATCAATCGCCCCAAAACGACGTGATGGTCTCTAAACTATGGTCCAGAAAGACCCCCCTTTGTTTTTTTCACGCAATGGGTGGGTATCTATATTACAAAATATTTCAGGGGGCTGTTAACGGGGAGTCTATTGGGGGTCTAAGTAGATATCTCCCTAGTAGTGGCTAGAGATATATCTTTAATAGATATCTTTAAAGATATATCTCTTATAGATATCCATTAAGGATATCTTTTATAGATATCTCTAATGATACTATAGCCACCGGCTGAGGACGATAGTGTACCATATTTTCTTGTCTTTGTAAAGGGGTCCATGATAAAATTTTTGAAAGGAAGTGAAAGAAAGGAAAAGATGGAAGAAGAAAAAAAGACTACTGGCACTGCTGACACTGTTTCTTTGTCTTCCGATCAAGGGGACTCACCAGAACTACGTAGAGAGCGCAAGCTTGTAAAACTTCGTGAGAACATGCGAAAGGCGCGTGCGGCACGAGACGCCAACAAGATCAAGAGGCAGCAGGCAAGGAGGCAACTACAGGCCCAGAAGGAAGAGGAAAGGCTGCGCCGAGAGCAGTTGGAGAAAGAGGAGGCTCTGAGAAGGGCATCGGAGGAGGCTGAAATTGGCCTTCCGGAGGGCGAAGAGGATCGGGCTGCGGTGGTGCTGGCCTACGGGTCTCTTTCGGCGTCCCTGCGCCAATTGGTGGATAAGGAGGCACGTCGCAGCTTCATTGTCTTCATTCGAAAGATGGCTCCGAAGGTTGTCGATGGCTTCAAGATGGGCAGGCACATCGAAGTCATTGCCAACGAGTTGCAGAATGTGGTCGATGGAAAGACAAAGAGATTGATGGTCTTCCTGCCACCACGATCCAGCAAGTCGGTCATCTGCTCGAAGTTGTTCCCTGCATGGTACATTGGCAGGAATCCGAAGCACGAGATCATGACCATCAGCCACTCGGATCAGTTGGCTAGTGACTTCGGTAGATCAGTTCGAGATATTGTTGGCGACGCTGAGTTTGGCTCTGTCTTTACCGGAGTTGATCTTCGACAGGACGTAAGGGCTTCCGGCAAGTGGATGACCAACAAGAATGGTTCATACTATGCTGCTGGTGTCCGTAGCCAGATTGCAGGTCGTGGTGCCCACATCGCCATATTGGACGATGCCATGTCAGAAGAAGATGCCATTTCTCCTGCTGGCAGGAAATACATCAAGGAATGGTGGCCTTCGGGCTTGCGTACACGCTTGATGCCCAATGGCTCGATCATCATCATCAATACTCGATACCACCATGATGATCTCTGTGGCTGGCTTCTTCGTCAAGAGGAGAAGATGGACATTCCGTTCTCGAAGAGGTGGAACGTCATCAAGATCCCTGCATGGCTGGACCGCCACTCTGCAAAGCTTTTGGACCTGCCGGAAGGATCAAGTTACTTTCCAGAATGGAAGCCAAGGGAAATATTGGAGCTTGACGAAGAGGAGATTCGAGCAACCAACGGCAGCAGGTACTGGGAAAGCCTGTACATGCAGAATCCTACTCCGGATGAGGGTGGGATCATCAAGAAGTCGTGGCTCAACTGGTGGGAGGCACCGGAGCCACCACGATGTGACTTCATTATCCAGACCTACGATACGGCATTCTCGACAAAGACGACGGCAGACAACAGCGTCATCCAGACTTGGGGAATCTTCAACTCGTTGGATACGAGCGAGTTGAATGGGGTGGAAAAGGTTGTCACCAACCTGATTCTTTTGGGTAATGTAAAGGGGCGATTTGAGTATCCGGATCTACGAAGGATGGCGGCTAGCGAGTACAGGAAACATAGGCCAGATGTCTGCATCGTTGAAAAGAAGGCAAGTGGCCAGTCGTTGATTCAGGACATGCGTAAGTCGGGACTGCCGGTATTGGAGTATACGCCTGACAAGGACAAGCAGTCACGGGTCTATTCCGCATCTCCAATGTTCGAGGCTGGACGAGTGTGGCTGCCAAAGGATCGCGTATGGGCAATTGACTTGTCTGATGAGTTGCTTTCTTTTCCCTATGCACAGCACGATGACCAAGTCGATGCATGCGTGATGGCTGTCCATTATGTGAAGGAAAGCTGGCGTCTCCTGCATCCGGAAGACCGTAACTGGGAAGATGAGTTGAATAGCCGAAAGCCAAAGCGCGTTGCATACTGGCGTGTTTGATGATATTCTTCTTTGATTGAAATGAGTGCATTGTCCGATATTCTGGGAATGGTTGTAAGGGCTATTCCAAAGAAGGCTGCACCAAAGACCGGCCTGAGGTCTTTGGAAGATGCAGTAGAGAATGTCCTTGTAAAGGAAGGTGATGAAGCTGCCTCAAGAGTTCTCCAGCAGGAAGGCAAGAGGATTGCTGGACAAGTCGAAGAAGGTTTGGATGTCATTCCTAAGAAGCTTGAGTATCCACAACCAAAGCAGGATTGGTGGCAGGATGAACTGGCTGAAAAGGGAACTGTTACACTGTATCATGGTGCTGACGAAAGCAGGCTGAAGAGCATCTTTCAAAAAGGTCTTCTACCGGATGAACGTGGCAAGACGTTCCTTACTCCAGATGCAGATACTGGTTTTGGCTACGCATCAATGACTGGAGGGGAAAAGGATTTCAGGAAAGCTGGTGCAAAGGCACGACACAATCCAGAAGAGAATCGTGCAGTTCTTCATCTGGAGATTCCAAAGGACTACCTTGAAAAGTATCTTTCTCCAAACCAGACAAGCAAGCTGAGTGTCGATAAACTGTTTTCTCCAGAAGCTCAAAAGTCTTTTCAACCTTATGACTTTAAGAATAACCAGCCATACTATTCACTGACTGAACTGAGTTTCGATGGTCCGATCCCCGCAGAATTCATTGCTTAAAGAATGGGTAAATAGAATCATGCCACATGTAGAACGCAATCCATTTGATCCAATTGAAAAGGAAGAGCCAGAGATCGAAGTCGAGCAGACAGATCTTGCTGGCAATGAGACTTCAATCGAGATTGATCCGGTAAGTGGCGAAGTCACTGTCGAGTTTTCGTCTTCTACCGAAAAGGAAGATGAAGTTGAAGTTGAAGAGAATGGCGAAGACTTCTATCGCAACCTCTGTGATGAACTGGACGAAAGCGTTCTAGGCGATATTTCAAATACTGTCTTTGACAATCTTGAGGCAGACAAGCAGTCTCGTGCCGATTGGGAAAGCATGTTCGAAAAGGGCTTTGATCTTCTGGGCTTGAAGCTTGAGGAGACATCCGAGCCATTTGAAGGTGCCTGCACGGCAGTACATCCGGTACTGATCGAGTCAGCAGTCAAGTTCCAGTCAAAGGCTACTCAGGAACTGTTTCCGCCTGCTGGTCCCATTCGCACTCAAATTCTTGGTACCTTTACGGACCAGAAGGAACGGCAGGCCAATCGCATAAAGCAGTTCATGAACTACCAAGTAACTGAACTTATGCCCGAATACTTCGATGAAATGGAACGTATGCTGTTTCATCTGCCGCTTATTGGTTCTGCATTCAAGAAGATCTATTTCGATGAAGCACTGAATCGTCCAGTATCGGAGTTCGTGCCAATCGATCAGTTCTATGTGTCCTACTACGCGACGGATCTCCGCCGTGCCAGCAGATATACCCATATCATCTACTACAGCCCAATTGAAATGCAGCGGGCTGTTTCTTCCGGCTTGTACAAGGATGTGTCGCTATCTGATGCCACGATTCCAAAGCAGTCCGGCATCAGCCAGAAGATCAACTCGATCATGGGCATGTCTCCTGCCAGCATGAATAATGATCCACAGTACACGCTGTACGAACAGCATTGCTACCTTGAACTTCCATTTGACAAGATGCCAGTTCCGTACATCGTGACGGTGGAAGAGGAAAGCCGAAAGGTCCTGTCCATTCGCCGCAACTATGCAAGAGAAGACAAGCGAAGGGAAAAGAAGGTCTACTTCACGCACTACAAGTTTGTGCCGGGCTTCGGTTTCTACGGCTTGGGCCTGATTCATTTCCTCGGTAACCTGACCATGACTGCAACGGCTGCAATGCGTAGCCTTGTCGATGCTGGCCAGTTTGCCAATCTGCAAGGTGGTTTCAAGGCAAAGGGTGTTCGTATCGTCGGTGCAAACGATCCTATTGCGCCCGGTGAATGGAAGGAAGTCGAGGCAGTAGGCAATGATCTCTCGAAGATGATCATTCCACTTCCATACAAGGAGCCATCACAGACACTGTTCCAGATGCTTCAGTTCATCAGTGTCGCCGCACAGAAGTTTGCGGATTCCACTGAACAGGTCATTTCCGATTCTGGCAACTATGGTCCCGTTGGCACGACGATGGCACTGCTGGAAGCTTCAAGCAAGTTCTTCAGTGCAATCCACAAGCGCCTTCATAAGTCCCAGAAGGAAGAGTTCAAGCTTCTTGCACGAATCAACTACGAGTACCTGCCGGAAGAGCAGGAGATGGATATTCCGGAAGAGACTCTCATCATTTTCAAGCAGGATTTTGATGGCAGGATCGATGTCCTTCCGGTATCCGATCCAAACATTCCATCCAATGCACACCGCATGATGATGGCTCAGATGGCAATGCAGCTAGCCCAGTCGTCTCCACCGGGCATGTTCGATATGGAAGTCCTAAATCGGACAATCCTGCAAGCTGCAAACATGCCAAATATTGACAAGATCATGCCACAGAAGGTAGATCCTGTTGCTTTGGATCCAGTATCGGATATTGCAGCAGCAGTCAAGGGTCTTCCAATTCGTGCCTTTATTGGCCAGAATCATGATGCCCATGTGCAGGCAAAGATGATGTACCTTCAGGATCCAATGAATGGTGGAAGTCCGATCATGCAGCGAGTGGCTCCGATCATTCAGGCAAATATCCAAGAGCACATGATCATGAAGTACCAAGAGCAGGTCAATGGCGTTGCTCGCCAGATGATGACTGCTGCACAGCAGACTGGTCAGCAGACTGGCCAGAATCTTGATTCGAGCGATCCAAAGATTATTGAAATGGTCATGGCTCAAGCTGCACAGCAGGTCATGCAGGCTAATCAAGCCATGGCCCAGCAGCAGCAGGCTGCAAGCCCAGAACAGCAGATGGTCCAGCTAGAGGCACAGCGTCTCCAGATCGAGCAGGGTAAGGTTCAGGCCCAGCTAGCTAAGGAAAGCGTCGATGCTGCGATGCGTAATCGGGAACTTGATCTCAAGGAAGCCGAGATGCGTATCGACATGATGAAGGAAGGTATCAAGACCACGACGATGGTCAACGAAAAGGAAAAGGACCGTAGCGCAAAGAAGGCTATCGTTGCTCTTCAAGCCATCATGGATCTAGCACAGACACAGCAGGGTATCGAAAAGGAAAAGGCACTGAAGGCTGCTGATATCCTGACAAGCATGGCAAGAGGTCAACAGCGCCAGTAACATCTTTTCAAAATGGTTATCTATGATGAGATGGCAGTCTCTCTCAACAAAGAGATTGACAAGCTGACCAAAGTTCTTGTCTCCGGACAGGCTTCGGATTATGCTTTCTATCGAGAAATAGTTGGCAGGATCGAAGGCATCGAAAGTGCCAAGCAGATCCTGCACGACATTCTCAAAGCCCGTCTTCATAGCGATGAAGACGATTAAAAGGGAAAACAACAATAACAATAAAGGGAGCAAGTTGAATGTTTCAGGTTCAGATGGATAAGTCCATCGCAAACGATGACTGGATTAGCGAAGAGGAGGTAAAGCTTTCGGCAAAGGATCTTCCACATCTACCAGCATATCATGTAGTTGTTCGTCCGGTATCGATCAGGGCAAGGACAAAGGGTGGCGTATTTCTTCCAGACAAGGTAAAGGACGATGTGGCCTATCTGACGACTGTCGGCAAGGTTCTCAAGCTTGGTGACATGGCCTACAAGGACAAGGACAAGTTTCCCAATGGTCCTTGGTGCAAGGTTGGAGATTATGTCTGCTATGCCAAGCTTACTGGCCAGAAATTTGTGTTCAAAGGTGTGAAGCTTCTCCTGATCTATGATGATCAGGTCATCATGAAGATTGACAATCCAAAGGATCTAGATACTACATACAATCTTTCTAATTGATTTGTATACACAAATATGCTGTGCTAACATACAAGTCTTTTCAACGTAACCGTTAGTTTCGTAACTAGCGATAAAAGGGAATAAAATGAAGGTAACAGAACGTGCTCCATCGGAAGGAGCAGACAAGGTAGATACAGGTTGGTCGGCAATTGACCTCAACTCCGCGACTGGAGCAACTAAGGTAGAGTTCGAAATCGAACAGGCAGAGCAGGATAGCCAAAGGGCTTCGATACAGCCAGATGCAACGCAAGGGAAAGAAATCGTTGCGCCTGAAAAGAAAGTTTCACTCACTCAGTCATCGGATAACCTTGAAGACGCAAGCAGGGATGCATCGGGAGCAGCAGCCTCAAATGAAGACTCGCCTAAAGAACTGGACGGCATCGAAACTCGTGGTGCTCAAAAGCGCATTCGCCAGCTTATCAAGCAGCGCAAGGAACGTGATGAGCAGATTGAAAAGCTTCGTGAAGAGGTTCAGTCACTAAAGGTATATTCACAGAATCGCGACAAGGAACTTGCTTCGTCAATCAAGACAACGATTGACACGACCGAGAGCCAGCTAAAGTCTCGTATTGCATCTGCAAAGGAGCTGTTCAAGAGGGCAGCGGAGAACTCAGATACAGATGGAATGCTCCGTGCTCAGGAGGAAATGAGTGCAGCTTATTCCGAGAACACTCTTCTGGCACAGCGTAAGAAGGCTTTGGAGGACTATGACGAGACTCTGAGGCAGCAGCAGGAAAGACAAAAGCAGCAGCAGCAGGCTGTATCATCGGCACAGCCAAAGTACGATCCAAAGGCCATTCAGTGGGCATCGAAGAACGAGTGGTTTGGCAAGGACCAGATCATGACCAATGCTGCACTGTCGATTGATTCACAGCTAAAGGAAGAGGGTTTTGATCCTTCCGACGACGAGTACTACTCGGAGGTTGATCAGAGACTAAAGGAACAGTTCCCACATCGATTTGGCAGCCAGAAGGCTGTTGATAATGATGAGGGTGAGGAAGAAATCGCTCCGAAGGCAGCGCAAAAGCCTTCTCAGGTGGTCGCTGGTGCGTCACGCACACCACGAGCCTCTCAGACTTCCAAGGGCAATAGCAACAAGGTCAAACTGACTCAGGAGGATGTTCGACTAGCCCAGAAGTGGGGTATTCCACTTGAAGTGTATGCAGCGGAAAAGCTGAAGGCCGAGCAGGCCAACGGCGAATACACTCTGGTACAGTAATCAAAAGCAGCGTGGAAGGAAATAAACAGATGACAACACGAGAAATCAACTCACGTTCAAGCAATACTCGGGAAAACTCGAAGAGAAAGCTCCAGTTCGAAGAGCCAAACTGGCTACACATTCCGGATTCCGTCAAGGAAAGGTTTGCAAACAGTGGAAATAGCCTGCGTTGGATTCGTATTACCCTTAAGAATGCTGAGGATTACCAGAATATCGGTAAGAGACAGGCTGAAGGGTGGGAATTTGTCACTTCAGATGAAGTTCCAGAGATGATTGCATCCTCTATCGTGAGAGAGGGTGGACGCTACGCGGGTGCAGTCTGCCGTGGAGACCTTGCTCTGGCCAAGATGCCAACAGAGCTAGCCCAGTCGCGTCAGGAATTCTACGAAAATCGCAGTAGAGAGATGGTACAGGCAGTAAATTCACAGTTGATGAACTCATCTGACAGCCGCATGCCTATCTCTAATGCAAGCAAGACCAATGTAAGCCGTGGAAAGTCGGCATCTTTCCAAGATTGACCTCAATCTGACGGTTAAATAGGTTTTGCATTTGTCAATGTCTATCAGATAAGAAAGGAAAGTGTACAAAATGTCTACTGCAAAGACACTATCCGGTCTTACTCCTTCACGCATTGCGGGTGCCGCTGCCAATACGACTGGTGCAAATGAGTATCCAGTTTCTTCAGGCTACGCTTCCAACATCTTTACGGGCGATATCGTAAAGGTCGTGAATGGGTATGTACAGGTAATTACCTCGACCGAGGATTTCGCCCGTGGCGTTTTCCAAGGTTGCCGTTATGTTCAGGATGGCGAACCAAAGTGGAGCCGTTACTGGCCCGCTAATACCTCTGCATCAGAGATCTATGCACAGGTAATGGACAATGTCAATGCAACCTACCTAATTCAGGCAGATGCATCGATGTCCATTGGCGACATCAACAGCCAGAACTTTGGGGTAACTCTCGGTGCTGGTTCAACTGTAACGGGCAAGTCAGGCTTCGGCATCAAGGCTTCCACTCGCACGACTAGCGCAGCAATGCTTCGCCCAGTTGCCGTTTGGCAGGTCGATGGCAACGATATCAACGTTGCAGCCGAGCGTGCATTCCCAGTTGTCGAGGTTCGTATTGCTCAGAACGCTGACCACTTCATTGCGGTCGTAGCCAGCGTTGGTGCAGTAACCTCTGCAACGATCTAATGAAAGGAAGGAGTAAGTAAACATGGCTATTAATCGCGCTAGTATTGCGAAAGAGCTTCTTCCCGGGCTAAATGCAGTCTTCGGTATGGAGTACAAGGACGTAGATAACGAGCATGCCGTTCTCTATGCCGTTGAGAACTCGGATCGTGCCTTCGAAGAGGAAGTCCTCTTCACGGGCTTTGGTGCCGCTCCAACGAAGGGTGAAGGCGCAGCAGTTCAGTATGACTCTGCACAGGAGAGCTATGTCGCTCGTTATACCAACGAGACCGTTGCTCTGGCCTTTGCCGTAACTGAAGAGGCAATGGAAGACAACCTGTACGACACGTTCGCGAAGCTTCGTGCCCGCGCTCTTGCTCGTGCAATGGCTAACACCAAGCAGGTCAAGGCTGCCGACGTTTTCAACAACGGCTTCAGC